ACTTGAAGACAAGATGCGGTTGATCGAACAGGCACTGACAATCGCATACGATGCAAAGGTAAACTACGGGGATGTCTTCACACAGGTACGGATGTGGGATGTGCTGATACACAACTACTTGTATGATCGTAACATCGTGGTACCGCAGAAAGACACACACAGCAAGGATTCTAAGTTTGCAGGTGCCTATGTAAAAGATCCACAGGTAGGAATGCATAATTGGGTAATGAGTTTTGATTTGAATTCTCTTTACCCACACTTGATTATGCAGTATAATATAAGTCCAGACACATTTGTTGAAGGAGAATACACCGACACATCTGTTGATCAGTTGGTCGCAAAACGGATACCAGAGTGTCCAAATGACTCTGTTTTGACTGCAAATGGACATCATTATGTCCGTAATCGTCAGGGGTTTTTGCCAGAGATGATGCAGTTGATGTATGATGAACGAGTGCTTTATAAACAAAAAATGATCGAAGCACAGAAAGAACTTGAAGAAGTAAACAAACAACTTAAGGAGTTGACATGAATGCAGGTGATGTAGTAGCAGTCGTAACGATTGCGGGCGAGTTTGTTGGTAAGTATCGAACACGAATTGATGGGAACATTATCTTAGATGATCCTCGGATGCTGATCCAGAATGAACAGGGTATGGGGTTTGCGGCAGGTATTTGCGTAACAGGGAAAATGAATCCTGATGAGGTAACGTTTCAACAGTATGTGTTCGTCACAGCAGTAAACGATGACATCGAAAAGGCATATCGCGGTGCAGTGAGTGGTTTAGTACTTTGACCAAGCAGAGTCTCCTTACTCGCAAGAAACAATTAGAGAAAGACATAAGTAAATATAAGAATCTTCAACTTGCGAAGAAGGTTCAGTTAAACTCTGCGTATGGTGCGTTGGGCAATCAATACTTTCGTTTCTTTGATGTGCGGATGGCAGAGTCGATTACACTGAGTGGCCAGTTGTCCATTCGGTGGATCGAAGCACGAGTGAATGAGTATCTTAACAAATTACTAAAAACAGAGGATGAAGATTATGTGGTGGCATCAGATACAGATTCGTTATACATTTCTTTTGACCGTCTGGTTAACCAAGTGTTTAAACAAGGAAATGGACTACATCACGTTGATACGGACAGGGTGGTCAAATTCTTGGACGACATTGCTGAAAAGAAGATTGAACCGTTTATTGATAAGAGTTATCAAAATCTTGCTGATGTAATGAATGCATACGAGCAGAAGATGTTCATGAAACGTGAAGCAATTGCAGACAAAGGTATCTGGACTGCAAAGAAAAGATATGCACTGAACGTCTATGATAATGAGGGTGTCCGGTATGCAGAACCCAAACTTAAAGTAATGGGACTGGAGATCGTCAAGTCATCAACACCTCAACGGTGTCGCACCGCATTAAATGATGCAGTCAAATTAATTATGAAAGCAGATGAAACAACTGTGCAGGAGTTTATTTCTAACTTTAAGAAAGAGTTTTGTTCTCTTCCATTCGAAGAAATTGCATTCCCTCGTGGGGTGACAGATTTAACTAAATATGAATCTGGTGGTGACGAACTGGAAATCGGAAAAGGAACACCAATTCATGTTCGGGGAAGTATGGTGTTTAACCATCTACTCAAACAGCATGGATTGCAAAAAAGATATGAACGGATCAAGGATGGTGAAAAGATCAAGTTCTGCTATCTCAAAGAACCAAATCCCATCCGACAGAATGTGCTGAGCGTGCTTTCGAGTTTACCAAAAGAGTTTGGTGTTAGTGATTACATTGATTATGACACTCAGTTCAATAAGGCATTTCTAGAACCACTCAGTGTAATACTTGGTGTGATAGGATGGAGTTCAGAGAAAAGAGCAACACTAGAGGACTTTTTTGGATGACAGAAGTTACAAAGAAAAGACATCTTGCAAAAGCAGTTACATGGAGAATCGTTGCATCAATTACTACTGCACTGATCGCATGGTTTTTTGGTCTTCCTGCGAAGGCAGTAGGAGCAATATTTGTAGCAGATTTGATTATCAAGTTTGTCTTATATTATGCACACGAACGTTTATGGTACAAACATATAAAATATGGAGTCAAACATGAGTGATTTTGATTTTGGGTTTACGATGGTCAATGAAGACGAACTTGATGTAGTTCAAGGTCTTTCATTGAGATCTCAGCAAGTAAAAACAGAGGTTGACAAATACAAGAATAAGTGCGATACTTTATATAACATGGTCTTACCTTTATTGAACAACCTTGCCGCAAATCCTGAAAAGGATTATATCAAGTGGAACGGCAAAGATCGTTTAGAAAAGATTGAACAGTTTCGTGACAAAATGGATGAGGTATATAAATCGTGAATTTTTTAGGTGATTTGGTTAAGGGTATGGACAATGCCAATATCCTTGACGATGGTGGAAATAGTTCTGAATATTCGGGTTCTATTGACACAGGTTCTTACATCATGAACGCAGTTTTATCTGGTTCACTTTATGGAGGTGTTCCTAATAACAAAATTACTGCTTTTGCAGGTGAGTCTGCGACAGGAAAAACCTTTTTTGTTCTAGGTGTGTTGAAGACATTCTTAGAACAGAATCATGATGGTGGTGTGATTTATTTTGATACAGAAGCGGCAGTCACCAAGAAAATGATGTCTGACCGAGGCATCGATACTAAACGGGTTGCGATTGTAGAACCGCAATCGATTGAGGAGTTTCGTACTCAAGCAGTGCGAATGTTGGATCAGTACATCGAGGGGAAAGATCAACCCCCAATGATGATGGTACTGGATTCCTTGGGTATGTTATCAAGTGAGAAAGAACTAGAAGATACCTCATCAGGAGCAAACAAACGTGACATGACAAAGGCACAGTTACTACGTGGCACGTTCCGAGTTCTTTCTTTAAAACTCGCAAAAGCAAATGTGCCATTGCTCGTCACAAATCATGTCTATGATGTGGTAGGTGCTTATGTCCCAACTAAAGAAATTTCTGGTGGATCTGGTCTCAAGTATGCGGCATCGTCTATCTGCATGCTTACAAAGAAGAAAGACAAAGACGGAACGGATATTGTCGGCAACATTATTAAAGTTAAGATGCACAAATCTCGATTCACAAAAGAAAACAAAGTCGTCGAAACCAAGTTGTCTTATGATTCTGGTCTTGATCGTTATTACGGTCTTCTTGATTTGGCAGAGAAGTATGGTATTATAAAAAAGGTTGCAACGCGTTACGAGTTGCCAGATGGTCGTAAAGTATTTGGTAAAGCAATTAATGAAAAACCCGAAGAATACTTTACGGATGAAATCATGGCACAACTAGAAAATGCCGCACAGAAAGAGTTTATGTACGGTAAGGAAGAAGTTGAAGAGGTCATTGAAAATGACAGTGAAATTTGATTTAGTAGAGCATAAGAATTCATTTCATGATAATCATTGGGCAATATTAATACAAGAAGGTGATTACGAAGGTGTTTCTTACCAATATGACACTGTGTCAATTAACGAAGAAAATGATGATGTCGTTTTATCATTTAACACAATTACAATAGAAAATCCTAATGAACTCGACTTGACAACAGATGAGTTTGAAAGTATACTAGGAGACATTCTTACATCTATTATTGAAGAACAACTGGAGCAAATGAACGATGATGAAGACGGAACTGGTGATACTGAGGCATCTGCTGAATGATGAGGACTTTGCGAGACGCACACTCCCATACCTAAAGTCTGAGTATTTCCATGATCGTTTACAAAGAATCGTATATCAAGAAATCGATAAGTTCATCAATAAGTATAATACTCTCCCTACCAAAGAGGCATTAACACTTGAAATGGACAGTCGTGATGATATGTCTGATGAAGAGTTTAGTAATTCCTCATCTCTTATCTCGTCACTTGATGGTGAGGAAGTAGATAAGCAATGGTTGACAGACACAACTGAAAAGTGGTGTCAAGAAAAAGCAATCTACAATGCAATCATGAACTCAATCGCTATTCTTGACGGTAACGACAAAAAGAATGATAAAGGTGCAATCCCTGAGTTGTTGTCAGATGCATTAGGAGTATCCTTTGATCCAAACATCGGGCACGACTTTCTTGATGATGCGGAATCTCGTTATGATTTCTATCACAAGGTCGAAGAACGCATTCCTTTCGACTTGGAATACCTAAATAAAATTACCAAGGGTGGATTGCCAAACAAGACACTCAACATCATCCTCGCAGGTACAGGTGTCGGTAAATCACTTGCAATGTGTCACATGGCATCTGCTAATCTATTGGACGGAAAATCTGTTCTTTATGTAACCATGGAAATGTCCGAGGAGCGCATAGCACAACGAATCGATGCGAACCTTTTGAATGTCACTCTGGATGACCTAGAGGCACTCTCTAAGGACATGTACGACAAGAAGATTGAAAGGGTAAGGGGCAAGACAAGTGGTAAACTTATTGTCAAAGAGTATCCTACTGCCAGTGCAGGGTCTGGTCATTTCCGGCATCTACTTAATGAGTTGCGATTGAAGAGGTCGTTTGTGCCAGACATTATCTATGTCGATTACCTCAACATCTGTGCTTCCTCACGAGTCAAAGCAGGAGCACAAGTC